TAGAGGGTTACGTCAAAGTGATAGTAAAGATTCTGTTTTAATATTTGACCTTGCAGATGATTTGACATTTAGAAATCAAACTAACTTTACACTTAACCATTTTCAAGAACGCATCAAGATATACAATTCAGAGCAATTTAATTATGAAATCAGTAAGGTAAAATTAAGATAGTTATAAAATACCTAAATATAAAGGTAATGAAAGGTAAACTACAATGAACCCAGATACATATAAAATCTTAAAGCTCATTAGTGGTGAAAACATCATTTGTGAGCTCTCAGAAGATAACGGCAAATATGAAATTTCAAGGCCCCTGTTAATGCACGTTCAACCTAAAATGACATTATCGGGTATGTCAGAATCGTTAATGCTATCACGCTGGGTTCAACCTTTTACAGAACAGGAATGTTTTGAGATTGACCCGAAACATGTAATTATTATGTTACCTGCTTCTCGTGGTCTAAGCGTATATTATGAAGTTGTGTTGAATAAAATAGACGGCGGCATGGAACGAATGTCAACAATTGATGATGAAGATGTGTATGATGAACTTCTAGAAGAACTAGATACAGAAAGTAAATTAATTCATTAATATGTATTTCTGCAACCCAACACAAGCTAAATATAACACCAATTTTACGAGGAGTCAAGGGTCTTTTTTATAATATAATGTACCTTGACTTAATCATTACAATGTAGTATAGTATGTAAAGATTAAGGAGAGAACCTATGGCGAAAGCAAAAGGCGAACATTATGTAGATAACAAAGCATTTCTACAAGAAATGATTGAGTGGAAAGAAAAATGCAAAGAGGCGACAGACGTTGACAAACGAATTCCACCTGTAACTAATTATATGGGTGAGTGTTTTTTAAAGATTGCAACTCACCTATCATACAGGCCTAACTTTATTAACTACACATACAAGGATGATATGGTATCTGATGGTATTGAAAACTGCCTTCAATATGCTTCTAACTTCAATCCAGAGAAGTCGTCAAATCCTTTTGCATACTTTACTCAGATTATTTACTATGCCTTCATTCGAAGAATTCAAAAAGAAAAAAAGCAAACTCACGTTAAAAATAAAATCATATCAGGAAGTAACTACGAATCTTATGTTACTATGCCTGGCGATTCAACGAGTTATCATATATCAAATGCTTTTGCTATGGAAAATCTTCCACAAGAAGATGTATACAAGCCTAAGAAAGTAGATAGTAATGCTAATAGGGATAAGAAGGGCTTGGAGAATTTTATGGAAGATGAAGACGATAAAACCGCAGTAAGAGGGTATGATTAATTTTAAATGGTTGAGTATTTTATAACTCTTAATAAAAGAGAATTGTGTTTGCTTAAAGAATATATGGGGTATCATAATTGGTCCGACATGATGGTAGTTTTTGAAACTAATGAAAAACTGTCTAAGAAGTTTAAGCTGACAGATTTTGAAATCAATATCTTCAGAAACAAGGTAGGAATTTAACTTGAAGATTGCCATAATCACCGATACTCATTTTGGAGCTAGAAACGATAACCAGAATTTTAACGATTTCTTCTACAAATTCTATGAGAACATTTTCTTTCCTTCTTTGAAAGAAAGGGGTATCACTACCTGTGTTCATATGGGAGATGTAGTAGATAGACGTAAGTTTATCAGTTTCAAGATTGCTAATGATTTCCGTAAGAGGTTTATTGGTCGTTTTAAAGAGATGGGTATTGATTTACACATCATCATCGGCAACCATGATACATTCTATAAGAACACCAATGAAGTCAACTCTATGGAAGAACTGGTAGGTTCGGATAGGTTTAGTATTTACAGTGCCCCCAAGGTTGTGGACTTTGATGGTTGTCTTATTCAGTTTATGCCATGGATTAATGCCGGTAACTATAATGAATCTATGGATGCGTTGAAACATTCACCCGCACAGATTCTTATGGGTCACTTAGAGGTAAATGGTTTTGAAATGCACAAGGGTCATATGGCCGAAGGTTCTTTTGATAAAGAGTTATTTCGTAGGTTTGACTTATGCTTTAGTGGTCACTTTCATCACAAATCTGATGATGGTCAGATATATTATCTAGGCACTCCGTATGAGATTACTTGGAGTGACTATAATGACCCTAAAGGTTTTCATATCTTTGACACAGCGACACGAGAACTAGAGCGTATCATAAATCCTTATACACTACATGAAAAGATTTTCTATGATGACACCACAGTGGATTATACCAATGAGGATGTATCTAAGTATAAAGAGAAGTTTGTAAAACTAATCGTGGTGAACAAGAAGGATTTATATCAGTTTGACAAGTTCACCGACAGGTTGCTGCAAGCTGACGCATATGAGGTCAAGATTATTGAGGACTTCTCTGAGTTGAATGCTGACAATGTATCTGATGATATCGTAAATAATACTGAAGACACTATGACGCTATTAGAGAAATACATTGACCAGTTGGATGTTACATTAAGCAAAGACCGATTGAAAAACACGATGCGGTCACTTTATACTGAAGCACAAGACTTGGAACTATAAAATAAAATATGTGGAGTAAGTGATATTATAAACTTTGAAAAAGTTAGATGGCGGAATTTTCTTTCAACGGGTAATCAGTTTACAGAGATACAGTTAGATAAGAATTCAACCACATTAATTATTGGTGAGAATGGTGCGGGTAAATCAACTATTCTTGACGCAATGTGTTTTGGTCTGTTCGGTAAACCTTTTCGTAATATTAACAAACCTCAGCTACTAAACTCTGTCAATGGCAGTGCAGCTGTGGTTGAAGTTGAGTTTCGTATTGGAACTAAGAAGATCAAAGTCATTCGCGGCATTAAGCCAAATATCTTTGAGATTCATATCAACAATAAGTTGTATAACCAAGACGCCAACTCTCGTGACTACCAGAAGTATCTTGAACAGCAAATCCTAAAGCTGAACTATCGTAGTTTCACACAGGTTGTTGTTCTGGGTTCTTCCACCTTTGTTCCCTTTATGCAATTGAAGGCTAGACACCGCCGTGAGGTTGTTGAAGAGATACTTGACATCCAGATTTTCTCTCTAATGAACATGTTGCTTAAACAGCAACTAAAGACTATCTCTGATGATATGCGTGAATCAGATTATAATTTCAATATTACAACGGAGAAGGTAGGACTACAGGAGAAGTATATCGCAGATGTACAACAGAACAAGAAAAAACTTATTAAAGACAAGTCTGTTTTGGTTGATCTCAATGAAGAAGATATTTTCAAGAAGAGATCAGATATCAATTTTGTCACTGCTAACAACTCTGAGCTTCTAACCCACATTGTAGATAATGATAAAGTAAATACCAAACATATCAAACTAAAAGACATTCAGTCGCAACTAAAAGAGAAACACCGTGCCCACACTAAACTCGTTGGTTTCTTTGAGAGTAATGAGGACTGCCCAACTTGTCAACAACACATTGATGAAACCTTCAAATCTTCTATGATTGATAAGAAGAAAGGTGATGCAGATAAGGTTACTTCTGGAATGGAAGAACTAAAAGAAGAGTTAGTCAAAGTTACTTCCAGACAGAAAGAGATAAGTGACATTGCTGTTAAGATTAGGGATAATGAGGTTCATATTGCAAAAGAGAATAGTTCTCTTATTCAACTTGAAAAATTTAATGCTACTTTGCAGTCAGAGATTGACCAATTAACGAATGGTGAAGTTAACAAGAGTGACCATAATGAACTCAAAACTCTGAAGGAAACTCTGTCTAATATTGAGTTACAAAAATCAAAGTTGCGTGAAGATCAAACTTATGCAGAGGCTTCACGGAGTATGCTACAGGATACTGGCATCAAGACCAAGATTATCAAGCAGTATCTTCCTATTATGAACAAGCTTATTAACACATATCTAACCTCTATGGAGTTTTATGTAAACTTCACGCTGAATGATAATTTTGAGGAAACCATCAAGTCACGCTATCGTGATGAGTTTACTTATGACTCGTTTAGTGAGGGCGAGAAGATGCGTATTGACCTTGCACTGTTGTTCACATGGAGAGCAGTCGCAAAGATGAAGAATAGCACCAACACCAATCTGTTAATTCTAGATGAGATATTTGACAGCTCGATGGATAGCACTGGTACAGATGAGTTTCTAAAGATTTTAAATACACTTGGGGATGAGAATGTATTTGTAATTAGTCATAAACAAGATCAGTTAGTTGATAAGTTTAGAAGCACAATCAAATTTGAAAAGGTTAAGAATTTTAGTCATGTTGCAATCAACTGAAAATACTATAAAATATATTGAGGATGGTGTTCTAGAACATAAGACTCGATTGGGAGAGTTGTATAAGAATATTATTTTCCCTAATTCGACCTTAGCGATGGTAGCGCTAAGGTCGAGATCAATAGGTAATCAAGATGCTATATTTTTACAATTGGCGTGTCTAGTAGAAAAACCAAAAAAGATAATGGAAATTGGTACATGGTTAGGAACCAGTGCATATGCCATGGCGCAAACTTCTGATGCACTTATATACACCTGTGATGAGGGCCCAGATAATTTTTATATACATGAAGGTAATGAATCATATGCAAATAGGATTATTCGTCACCCAGAAACACATAGTTCTAAATTTTTTAAAAAAATAGACGGTGGTTTTGACTTTGTATTTGTTGATGGGTGGCTGAATGATGATGATGCTGAAGGTATATTTGAAAAGTGTGAGGACAATTTTACATTTATAGCTCATGATTATTATAGACCAGAAAAACCAAAACCAGTGTTTTGTAAGGGATATCAAGCGGTAGAGAGAATGTTGAAATATGCTTGGGAAAATGGATATGAAACTGAATTGTATCCACCAAGTCCAGATTGGGTGAATAATCTTGGTAATTCGTATTTAGTCAATTTGAGGATGATGCCTCATAATATTAATATTAATAATTGTTGTGTTATGATAAAATTTGAGAGAACATAATGGGAAAACGAAGTGATTTTGAAAGAAAGCCAAGAGACTTCTATCCTACACCGATGGAAGCAGTAGAACCCCTATTGTTACATCTACCAAAGACTTTTGATT